ATTCCTAGAACAGGAGTCTATATTCGATCAGTCACTCGGCTGGACGAGACTTGATGCCCGCGGTCTGCCCCGGTTCCTGCACATAGATGCAAGATTAGGTAAAGACGTTGGTTACCAACGAGGAGCCCTTACGGTCCTCGGCTTTTACAGGTTGGTTCACACCAAACCTGATTTAAGCACTCAGACAATCGAGCAAAAGTCGAAGACTTTCTCTCTGTCTATGGTCAAGAGTTTCGGAAGATTCTCTCGCCACCTTCTAAATAATATTCTCAATGTTGCACGGTGCGTAGTCGTTGATAGGACTCCCATATACGGGACCGCAAAAGCGGGGATCTCAGGGCCTATGGCCATGGGAAACACGTCCATCAAAGACTATAAACTGCTACAGAAGAATAACCTCTTATGGACCATTCGGAGTATGGCACGAATATTCTATGCCGACTCGTCTGAGCTATTTGAGGCTATGCACTTCACCAACTTAGAATACGCTCGCAAAAGTAAGATCAAAAGCGCAGGTCGAATCCACTTCCTCTCAGAGGGAGGGGGTAAGACCCGTGCGATTGCAATTACTGACGTATTCTCACAATCTGTCCTCTGGCCTATCCACTCGTATATCATGGATATTCTCAGAGCCTTTGGTCAAGATGGTACGTTTGACCATGCAAAGTTAGCGGGTAAACTAACCCGCATGACCAGGACTAAGGGCCTCTACTGTTTCGACCTAACGGCCGCTACAGATAGATTTCCTGTCGTCTTGCAAGCGGAGGCGTTAAAACCCCTACTTGGCAAAACCATCACCAGGTTGTGGCTGAACATGGTTCAGCGAGACTTCTCTACCATTAAAAACGGAGAGGAGAAGATTTTGCGTTATGCCGTTGGCCAACCAATGGGCTTCCTGAGCTCATGGCCGGTCTTCGCGCTGACGCATCATCTTTTGGTACATTTTGCTGCCCACCGTTCAGGTGGAAAGCCGTCCTATCTTATGATAGGCGATGATGTAGCAATTAGCGACTTGACGACTGCTAAGGAATATGTGAGGCTTTGTCGACATTTTGACATGCCGATTAACATGTCTAAAAGCGTTCTCTCCAAACCTGGTTTACAGGTTGGGGAAATTGCCAAAAGATATGCCAAAGGAGGTGTTGAGATGTCACCTATACCGCCGGCTGCTGTGGCTAACGCCACATTAGACGCGAACGGGTACCTCGAATTCCTAGAAGTGTTATCATCTAGGACTAATCAGTTTTCGGATAGATTTTCTTCCCTAAACCTAGTCCATACCCTGCAAACCTTTTTATCGATTAACAAAGATAAGGAAAAGATCCAC